TTGGCTGCATCAGCATAGGTTGTTTGTCGAGTGCCTGGAGCATTCATCATATCGCCAAGACGACTTGTCGTTCTAACAATGTCTTTCATAACTTCTTTTCTGTCTCTTTTGTTTTTCTCTTGTGCCAGTCTTTCGCTTCTTTCTCGATCTTTGATTAGTTGTGCGTTAGCATCATTTTCTTTTTTTACTGGTTCTTCGCCTTCAGGCCATAAATGTGTTGCGGTGGCAGCAGTTCCAAGAATTAATGGATATTTTAACTTACCCATTAATGTACGAGCGCGTCCAAGAAGACCTGGAGTGGTTGCTGTTTTGCCAGCTAATATTGCTTCTCCTTGAGTAGAGGTTACAGGCCACCAGCCATCTCCTAAAGGACCACCCTTTCTAGAGGCAGACTGAACAGCTTCAACACCTTTAATTTTTTTGCTTTTTGCCGCTACTTTAGTGCCACCCAAAATCGCTCTGCCAATGCCTGTTGCCGCTAAACGAGTTCCAGCAGCACCTGCTAAAGGTGTGGCCAGTGCTAAAATAGTTGCAGCATCTAGAACTGCCATCTTAGGATTTTCTTTAACATAATCCCAGATTATTTGTCTATAGCTTGGATCAACTTCTTCTATGCCTTCTATATTCTTTGGGTCACCGCCCTGGTTCATATTAACCGGAACAATGCCACTAACAATGCCGCCAGCGTTATAGTCTCTAGGTTGTTTTTCTATAAACCCGCCTGCTGCGTCTTCTCTAGGAAGAACTTTAGAGGGGTCTTCAGCGCCCCACCAACCAAATGTTTTACCAATATCCGCTATGCTACTGCCAAGTCCTAATATTCCGCCTATACCTTCAATGGTACTGCCGGCACTGGTCGGTTGCTGATACGTTTGAGCTGGCAATACTTTGGTTTCATACCCGCCGATTAACTCACCTGGTTTCATGCCACCCAAGACATTCATGCCTCTCATGGCTCTATCCCAAGGTTCGCCTGCTCTTTGTTGTGCGGCTTGATACAATCTAGATAAGCCTCCTTGTTGAGTTGTTTGTCCTTGTGTTCCTAGCGCGTTAAGCAAATTAGAATAGTTAGCCAGTTCTCCTGATTTCTGTTGACCAAGCCCTGCTACCCCGGTGCCCAACTGACCAATCTGTGTGCCTAGTTGTCCGTATTGACCGCCCGTGCTTGTTAAGCCTTGACCAAACTGTCCTAGTTGTCCACCGAGTTGTCCGTATTGTCCGCCAGTGCTTGTCAAGCCTTGTCCGAATTGTCCAAGCTGTCCGCCCAATGTGCCTAATCCTTGTCCGAATTGTCCGAGCTGTCCTGCTAGAGTTCCTATACCTTGACCTGCTGTTTGTGCTGCTTGTTGTGCTTGTTGATAACCTTGGCTTCTTATTCCAGATAAGGCCTCTAATATACCTCGTTCGCTTTCTGACTGTCTTTCTCCGGCCAATAAACGACCACGAGAACCACCAAATGCACCACTGCTTATGTCTTGAGCACGCCCTGCAATATCTTGTTGGGCTGAAGTCTTCCTCATTCTCTCTAAAGTGTCATCAATAACTCGGTCTTCATAGGGGTTATAAAACTGTTGGGCAGCGCCAGGTGCAAACATATTAGCTGCTTGACCTGTCATTTGTGTGCCTAAACCGTATAAACCAGAGCCTTGTCCTACAAGACCCGTACCTTGTCCATACATTCCTTGGGCTTGCCCCAGCACATCAGCTCCACGCCCTACAAGACCTGTGCCTTGTCCATACATTCCTTGAGCAGCGCCTAAAGTATCGGCTCCTTGTCCGATCATTCCAGCACCCTGACCCATTAAGTTAGTCGCCGTGTTATAAGCGCCCATATCAGGACCCGCCGACATAGCGGTTTGTCTAGCCTGCATTTGTAACGGAGTTAATCCTGCTGTTCCTTCCATTGGAATTTGTTGAGGTTGATTCATCAAACCGCCAACACCCCCTGGAGTGCCAAAAATACTAGAGCCTAGTCGTCTTTGATAATCTTCAAACCAAGGCTGATAAAACTTATAACCCGCTTGCGGTGCAGTTATGCCTTGTGCGTTTATTGTTTGTGTTGTAGATAATGGATTAGATAATGGCATATCAACCGTCCCTCATTTGTTGTGCTAATTGTTGTCCCATAGCTTGCTGTAAATACATTTGTCTAGCGCCTGCTAATCGTTGTTGTTCAGGATTCATTGCTTCTTCCATTGGCATTCCTTGGTTCAATAATGCCATTGCACCAATCCCTCTATTGGCTTCAGCGTTAGTCACGAACTCTCCATCCGATAACATTGCCGGTATATCATCACTGGTTTCAGTGCCCGGACCTTCGGTTAATCCGTTACGACGCATAAAAGCACCGTCTGCTACATAGGTTACACCAGGTACTTGCTGAGAATCTAGGTTTTGAATCATTGCATCTGGAGCAGGACCTCTAGTAAATGAGAATGGTTCAGGAGACTGAGCGTTGTATTGCTTGGTTACTTCTGAGGCAAAGGGGTAATAAATAGGTGCATTTGTATCTGGTAAATATGTTGGTAGATTTTGACCACCTCCAGGCATATTGGCGTAATCAGCTGTAGCCCCAAATCCAGACGGATCAAATTGTCCAGACGCAAATGATCCAATGCCACCGCCAGCGCCACCAAACTCGTCTCCTTCTCCTGAAGCGCCTGCTGCTTTTCCAAGACCGAGGACCGAAAGTAGTGCGAGGATTCCTTGTATACCGAGCTTGTCATAAGCCTTGGACAGCCAATCTTTGATTCCACCCTCACCTTCAGCTTCGGGACTTCCTTCGGGACTTCCTTCGGGACTTCCTTCGGGACTTCCTTTGCCTTCAGTTCCTGTTCCATATTCTTGTCCGGTCGATGAATCTATAATTATGTCATTTACTGGGTCATAGTAAGTACCTTCTGGTGGGTTGTTTGGATCTAGTCCACCATAAACATCTTTTAATTCAGTTGTAACATCTATTTCTTGTATAGGTGGAGTAGGTGGCTCTCTCTCAAACCAAGGCTCGTCTTTATAAGTTTCATATATTTCTTTTTGAACAGCATACTCAGCATTATCGTATGCTTCATTAACACCTTCGCTAATATTCTCTATAGCAGGATCTATGTATCTTTTCTGAATAGGATCCCAATATCTGTCTTTGATTGGACCTATGTATTTATCTATTCCTTCATGATATGTATCATAAAATTCATTCCATTGATTACCAAGGTTTCCTATGCCTTCTTGTATGGTTTCTCCGGCTCTCTGTCCCCAATCAGAAACTTGATCAGCAGCATTTCTAATTCTATAGCCCCAAGGAGGTGTTCCAGTAGTAGTGATTTCATCAATAACTTTATCTTTTTCAGGTGTAAAACCACCAATTGTACTGAGATAATCACCACCAGTAGCCCCGCTCGTTGCTTTACCTTCGCGGCGCATGATTGCTAACATAATTTCGCTTTCTGATGGAATTCTTTCAATCCCAGAAGGGATACCAGTAATAGGAAGTCCTCCTATACCCGATCCAGTTCCTTCGTAATAGTCAGGCATTATCCATCTCCCCATTGTGTGACAGGAGCATTTTCATCAAAGCCCCCATGTTTTATATAATATGCAGCTAGTTCATCATAATTAGAGGGCTTGCTTAAGCCAGCGCTTGGGTTCGCCGCTACTCTTTCGCGAGCCGCCTGTGCGCCACGTCCAAACCCTCGACTCTCAAGTTCTAATCTTTGTTCTATTGGCATATTTTTCATTATTCGTCTCTCTCTTCTTTCCATTCGCTGGCCTTCTCCAAAATTACCGCCAGCACCTCTACCAAAACCTCGCGAGCCACCCAGATTAAACATTGCTGAAAAACGAACGTTGTCACTTCCAGAAAGATTGGAGCCTGTGTATGGATTCCATTTATACCGATCCGCTACTGATCCTTTTTTCGGTGTAGTAGAAGTGCTTGTGTTACCCCTACCCAGCCCTGTTTTCACGAATCTTCTGAGTGCTTCTCCAACGCTTTGACTGCCCGCAACCGAACCGGGGTCAATGGTTTTGACTATAGCGGGTCCTTGTGAACCTATATTAACGCTTATCCTGCCTGTTGAGGTAGAAGGTCTCCAGTGACTCATTGGAATAGTAGTATTCGATACTTTAGGCACAATAGACACTGCTCTAGCGTTGCCACCACCAGCTAAATGCACAATGCCGCCAGAGTTCATACCTGTGGGTGAAAAATTAACATCTTCTGGATCACCTAGTTCATTAAACTTATCCATAGAGCCGCCCATCATTATCTTTGATATTAAAGCGTTGATGCCAGCCACGCCTTGCGCTGCTGGGTTATATTTGGTGGGTAATATGCTTCCAACACCTGCTCCCTCAAGGTTTTCAATAGATTCATTGTATAAAGAACCCAAAGAATCATCTTCGGGGTCAAAAAAAACATCTTTTAATGCGGGAGGCTCAAACATCAATGGTCCAACATCACCTCCAAAGCTTTCCATAGCCTCATGATAAGCATTGAGCCTATCGGTTTCATGTTGCTCCAATAGCTTCTGCAACCCGCCTGGAGTCGGAGTAACGCCTAATTGTTCTACAATTTCTTCTCTCATTTTCGCATTATATAAATATTGCGAAGATCCCACGAACCGAGAGTCTTTACAGTATATCTGTTTTTTAAGTTATAAATCAATGGATATTGCTCCGTTGGTGCTTACTGATAATGAGCTAACAGCACCTGTTGCGCTAACCCCTCTGGTCGTCCCCGAATAAACATCATACCATTTGGAGCCATCAAAGACTTGTAAGCTTTTAGCATTGAGATTCCAAATGACATCTCCAAGGCTAAATTTATTCTTTGAAAGCGTGGTTAAATTGTATTGAGGCGTTGCCGTCGGATCAAATGAACCCAAGTTTAATTCAAGAACACGCACCAAACGATTGTATACATCTGGGGAAACCTCTCCTATGGCATTAGGAAGCCTCGTTTCAAGAAGTTTTCCCATTAGCGTTTGCCGTTAGGTCTAATTTCCATTCGGGTTGCTCCCACTCGAAACCCTAATCCTTCTCTTAAGCCTGTTGAATTATCATCGTCAGACTCAAAACGCAATACGACTTGACGTGCTCTAGCCCTGGTATTAATTTTATCGGTAGAAGAAGTAACAGATGTAGTAGAGGCAGTGCTTAAACTTTCAGCCGGCCAGTTTCGTTTCTTAAGCACCACGTTCATGGCAGCATCGCTGTTTGATCCTGTAAATCTAATGTCAGGTATGATGCGATTAACAAAAGTGTAATAGTCACCTTCTTGAATATCTAAACTGCTGGATTCAACGTAGACATTATCCATAGGGGATCCGTCCGCATCGTTCCCTGTTTCATGTTTGTATAAATAATTGTAAGTGTCTTTGCCCATAGCCCTGGGATAATCTTCAACACCTTCATCCAGCCAAGAATAACGAACCAGTTGCCCAATTGACCAGGTTTGTTCCAAATAATTGTAAACCACATAACGATCAATTTCATCGCTGCTGCTTGAACAATAGAACCAACCCACTTCATCAAAGGCTTTGTTTAGAAAACCAAACGTTTTAAATGATTGAGTTAGATTAATGTCGCTAAACACATAGCTATGTACCGAAGACGCCAGTGGCGCTACCGAACCGTTATAAAAATAAAAGCCTTTTAAATCCATCCAGAAAACACCACTGGGTGCATTGACAGCAGCGTTAGGACCAATTAATCCCACGCCTTCATTTACTAAGTTGGTGCTGAAAGTGTAAGGTGAACCAATAAATGTCATGGAATATAAAGACATGTCTGTCCAAATTAAAGTTTCTTGTCGTGCCCTTAAGCCGCCAATAATTAAAGACCCGGCAGATAATCTAAAAGACCCTGAGGTGTTCGTCAGCGTAGGTTCCCATTCGGCCGCGTTTTCCTGATCCGACCAACAAATAAACATAGGGTCCAATGACCCTGTCCTGGCAGTGCCGCCATCATTTAAAGGGTCAGCCCCTAAACAAATAATGTGTCGATCAATGTCACTAACTAAAACTTGCAAAGCTTTTGTTGGTGGTAAATTGGCACCACTTAAAGAACTTAAAGCAACAGCTCTGGTCGTTACACCATTAGTTTCATCCCAATAATAAATACCACCAGCTCTTGGATTAATAACTAAATCCTCCCCAAAATTATCATGACTCCATAATCTTAACTGGCTTGTTTCGGATATGGCTGAAGTTGAGCCAAACGCTCCATCGCCCCAAGCATTTGCACCCCAACCGGAGCCGGGGACATAAACATCCAGGCCTACATTAATTTGATAAGTCCCAACAACACTTGAACCACCGTTCCCAGAGTCACTACTGTTGGCGGTTACCGTGTCCCCGGAAGTGTCTTTAGCTTCGATAGTATAGCTATTAGCATTAACAATGGTTGCAATCTGATATTCCTGATTAAGCACCGCCGCAGTAATTAAGCCGCCTAAAGTAGCCGCACCACTAAAAGTTACAAAATCGTTTTGAACCGCGCCATTTGCAGTGTCTGCTACAGTGATGGTGGCGTCCCCATCAGAGGCAGAAAAAGTTACGTCTCCAGCCGAAGTAGTAGACCTAATTGGCGTTACATCATTAAAAGCGTTTCCTGATTCTATATAATATTTATAGGTAGTGCCTATGCCTAAAAACTTTGTAGTCTCTAGGTTAACCCAACCATGCAACGCTCTCCCGGTGCCTAAAACATAATTAGTTGTTATTTTTAACCAACCGCCTATCTTTTCAGGAAAGCCTTTTCTAAATCTTATTAAATTGGCATCAAACCAACCACCCTCGTTGGTGTAGTCGGTTCCCTCTCTGTTTATACCGGGCTTTAAAATGTATTTAGCTAATGGCATTATTCCTTTTCCTCTTCTTCGTCAATATCTTTGTAATAACCAACAATGTGTAATATTTGTTCTATATATCGGGTAACTTCGCCCATTGTCATGCTTAAATTCTCATATCCCTGTGAGGTTAGTCCATAATACGCTACTCTTGGCTCTTCGCCAGCCTCAATTGCCTCTAAATAGGCTTGCATTACATCTGGAGAGAGTATTCTCCACTCAATTGCAGCCGATTCAATGGGTTCAGGTAGGGGTGGATGGTAGATTGGCGCTCTTTTTGCCACACTAACCACTTCCACAGGCTTGACTTGTGGTTGTTGGTTGGCTCTGTCCCCGAACAAAGAGAACGAAGAGCACCCGTTAATTAGCAGTAGTGGTATTATCAGTAGCTTTTTCATCAAATTGGTCTGGATTAGTGATTGTAGTTAGATTGACCATTACTCTGGCGGTGGCTTTATTAACCTTGCCTTGCAATAACCCAGGTTTAGCGAGTGCCATGCCTTCGAGATTGTGTTTAGCAAACTTATTTCTTAGGTTGGTTACTTGAGCTTGGCTTGCAGAGTATTGGGAGTTCAGGTTTTGAATCTGCGCTTGAGTCTTTTTAGCTGATTCAAGGGCTTTTACAATCTGTTCGTTTTGTTCTTGGATGGTTCTTTCGAGTACCGCTTGATTGCTAATAGCGGTTTGTAGTTCTATTTTTGCTTTGTCCAATTTAGTGAACACAATCGCATTAATAGAAACAGAGACAAACAAAAGTCCCCCTAAAACTAGAGCCAGTTTCATTTATCTTTTTTTATTTTGACGTTTACAGTTGTGTAAGCCTCATTAATATCAGGTGTTGACTTATCATCACCGACATATTTGCCTTCATCATCCCTGGCACGAACTGTTTTTTCTTCGATACCTAAAAATGTTTCTTTAAACCACTTACTTAAACCAATAGCCATATTATCCTCCTTTTTTTCTACTAAATGACCTATTCTTCCTTTTTGGAACAATCCTTAAATTACTTTTTTTACTATTGAGAGGGTTTCCATCCACATGATGAACGTCCATACCATCTCCTTTTCTCACCCTTCCTTGTTTTTTTAATTCATTTCTGCTTTTATTTCTTGACGCCCTATTAATCTTTTGTTCTGGCCTTGAATGATAATTTTTATATTCGGCGGCGTAGTCTCTTTTCTTAGCAGTCATTTATTCTTTTTCACCCTTAAAGCTCTTTGAGCTACCCGATGTTCCTGCATAAAGACCGAACCATGCAGCCCCTGCACCGACAACAATAGAGATTAAACCCGATTGTTCAAAACTGGGTTCCGGTAAATCCATAAACCAGAAAGTTGTATAATACAGTAGGTACATATAAACCGATAAAAACACTCTAGGAAAAATCCTCCAGCTATCAACGGCTTGTGCTACGAAGATAATTTTTTGATAAGGGTTATTATTAGTAACATCTTCCAACTCCCTGATCTTGTCTTTAAGGCCACCGATCTCTTCAATCATGGCCATGAACTTGTTAAGGTCCATTTCGACTTCATTTCGATCCATGTCGCCACCAAATCTTCCGCTAGGATAATGGTCATCACTCATAATTCACCTATACTGTATACACGTCCAAGGCATCAGCCTTGCCTTTAACTTTAATTGTTGTTATTAAGTTTAACTTAAATTTTGTAAATTGAGCAGTATTTTTGCCTATGAGCAAATCAACACCCACCTCTTTGGTCGCCGATTCAAGTCGTGCTGCCGTATTTACCGCATCGCCAATAGCCGTATAGTCAAACCGACTATCGCTGCCCATATTGCCAATTACCGCCTCGCCTGAATTAATACCGATACCGATAGCAACGGGAGGCAATCCTTTAACTTTAAGCTCTTTATTTAGCTCTTCCATATTTTTCATAATGTCCAAAGCACAATCAATCGCTAAATCTTCATGGGTAGGCTGGTCTAAAGGTGCATTAAATATTGCCATCATTGCATCGCCTATGTATTTATCCACCATGCCTTCGTATTTCTGCACCGATAGTTGTTGTGCGGTCAAGGCCCGGTTCATAATATAAGTCACGTCTTCGGGCGGTAATGACTCAGACATGGAGGTAAACCCTCTAACATCGGTAAACAAATAGGTCGCGTATCTTTTTTCGCCGCCCAATTTAAGCAGTTCTGGGTTGTCCTGTAGTTTTTTTACCTGTCTGGGATCAAGGTAGTGTTCAAACTGCTTTTTAATCTCTTGTCTGAGCTTATACTGCTCTCTAAAATTCAAATAAAACGCTATAGACCCTGTAATAAACCCGGATATTAATGACCAGGTAACATCAATTAACAAATTGGACTGAATTAAATAATACCCTGAATAAGCAACAGCGCCGTTTAACATTAAAAAGAAGAACAGCCCCCAAGTTACACCAAAAAAGTTTAAGAAAAACCAAACCAGAACCGTTGTGGTTAAATATATCCCTAACTCAACGAGTAACGCATAATCAGGAATTAACGGACTGTCTTCTATTAAAATGCTTTCAGACAACGCTGTTTGTATTTTGTGTGGTTCTAAAAGACCCGCAGGCGTTGCTATTTGAGGCATAACCCCTTTTGCTGTGACACCGACAAACACAAAACGATTTTTAATAAGCTCTGTGCTTTTAATCTCTGTTAGAGAAAATTCAGGTGTGTTGACCCAACTGATCCATTTTCTACCCAAGGTATCGGTCTTAACTGGCGGCAGGCCCTTAACTCTAATCTCTTGTATACCTGCTTCTGAAGTTTTTATTAGGTAGGTGTCCGCACCAGTTAAAACTTTTAGAACCTCTGTGCCGTAGGCAGAAACCCATCCGTCAGGGGTTCTTAGTAATAATGGCATACGCCTCACCAGTTGGTCAACCTCGGTTGGTGCAACCGCAATCCCTTCATAAGCTGCTTCTCGCAGCAACGGAATGTTTTGTACCACCCCTTTGGCTTTAAAGCCGCCGTGGTCCTGACCCAAAATAACGGTGCCCGTGGTCATGGGGTAAGTGCCGTTATCGTTTTCAAAGGTTGCGACCACGCTAGGCGCAGACGCAAGGCTTTTAGCAAACTCCACATCGCCACCAAGGCGATCCTTCTGCGGAAAGCTAATAACCCAACCGACCCCTAATGCGCCTTGTGCTACAAGGTCATCTTGTATCTCAGCTAATCGCTTTCTTGGAAACGGATAACCGCCTTCTACTTCAACATCTTCTTCCGTAATATTTAATATAGAAAAGTACCCAGAAGATTGTTGCTCCGTAACGAACGTATCAAAGGTCTTGAGCTTTAGTATTTCAAGGGGTATCCACTGTTGCACCAAAGGCACACCCAACAGCACAACAATAACTAACAGTTGAAAAAACCTAGTCACTTTGGTTTATTGTGACTGTCTTATTACAGTTGGTACTACAATTATAAGTAGCCGTGATACTTTTATTGGTTGTTCCTGATTGACTGGCTGTTACATTGTAATCGTCTGTATAAAAATTAAGCCTCATGTAATGATCGCCACTTCCTGTTTGGGTAATATCTGCGTCATTATTGTCAGCAGAAGTGTTGGCATATATCTTAGCGTAGTGTTCCCCTGTCCCTGATTGGGTTATAGTAAACTCTGAACTATCTCCGAAGGCTCTTATCTCGCCTTCTTTATCGTCACCTGTTTGGGTGATCTTATAAATATTATTATCGCCTTGCATGTAGATTTCGGCATCATTATCGTTGCCGTTTTGTATTATATCCATGTCATTTGAATCATCGTCAGCGTCTATATAACCGAAGTTGTCATTGCCGTCTTGGTCTATTTTATATTCGTTGCCGGTGTGATTAGCCACCTGACTATAGGCTCTGGCGGTGTTGCCGGTGCCATCTTGATCTATATCTATAGTCGCGTTACTACAATTATGAGTGGTGTAAGCACCTTCAGATAGCCCGCACCACACTCTAGCGGTATTGCCCGAACCTATTTGATCGATATAAATAACCGTTGAGCTTCCTTTTATTCTAACCTCGGTAGAATTGTCTCCTGCATAGGCGCAGAGGGCAGATAAACTAATCAGACTGATTAATAACGATCTCATTCTCGCCTCCTCCGTTCACTGTAACACTAATTAATCTTCCTGCTGACAGTATCTGAATGTTATAGCCACTGGACTTATCCAGCTCCAAATCTATTGTGTTCTCTACCTGTCTGAACAACG